GGCTCGATCGTGGAGTCGCGAGTGCCCCCCGACGCCTTCCCCGATCCCGACTTCCGGTACGCCGGACGCCCAGACCTCATGATCTCGGAGCTAGCGTGAGCGCGCGATCGTGGGACGACGTGCAGCGACAGTTCCGACGCGTCGTGCTGATGCGCGGAGACCGCAGCGTCATGGACTTCGTCGAGACTCTGCGCGTTCCGGTCAGTCGGGCGACCGTGTACCGGCTCATGGCGTGCTCCGTGCAGCGACCGTCGCGGGCGCTGCGACAGGCGATCGAGCACGTGCTCGACCTCGGCGTCCCAGGTAAGACGATCGACTGAGTGGATGACTGCCGGCGGGCACGAGTCGCGCGCTTCGCGATAGCGTCCGTGCCCGATGGTCCGCACGACGACGCACAGCGCCCTCGGATACCGAGCGACGCGCATGGACGACGGGACGCTCGTGATCCACGACGTACCTATCTTCGTCGAGTGCGCGCGCGGCGACGTCGCCTTCGACTCGGACTGGATCCGCCGAGCGGTCGCGAGGGCCAAGCAGGCGGAGCGCGACGGCTACCTGCCGCCGATGCACGTCCGGCATCACGATGCGGTGAACGACGCGACGAACGCGGTCCGATCTGCCGGCTTCTTCCGCGTGACCGGCGCGGTGCCGATCACGTACAAGGGCACGCGGCGAACGGCGATCCTGGCGGACCTGCACATCACCGACGAGTACGTGCAGCGGGAGGTGCTGCAGAAGCGGCTGCCATGGCGATCCGTCGAGATCTTCGACGTCGACGAGCCCGGAATCGGATCGCTCGCGCTGCTCGACCATGAGGCCCCGTTCCTCGAGCTGCCGCTGCTGATGGTCAGCGAAGTAGCGTCGGTATCAGGTGAGACGATCGACGCGGCGTGGCACGTCGAAGCGCAGGAGGACGGCGATCTCGTGCTAGCTTCCGTCCGACGTGGACGACACGAGCACCTGCTCTTCCGACACGAGGACACGATGAGTAGCGCAAGCAAGAAGCCGGTGAAGATGAGTGGCGCAAGCAAGACGCCGACCCCGGAAGACGCGGCTGCGGCGAAGCTCAAGGCCGATGACGGCGACAAGAAGGACGACGACGAGGGCGATGCCGACGACGAGAAACAAGAGGCCGGGATGGACGTCGGCGCCATCGTCAAGGCGATCAAGAGCGGATCGATCAGTGTCGCCGACTTCGACGCAATCCTCGCGGCGATCCAGGAGCAGAAGTCCGGCGCCGAGAAACAACCGAAGGACGACCAACAACCGGCGCCGGCCGCGGTCCCAGGAGGAGAAGCCATGCAGAAGGATCTCGCCATCGCTGCCGCCGCCGAAGCGAAGAAGACGGCCGAGGTCGTGAACATGGCCGCGACCACGATCGAGCTCGCCGCCGTCAAGAAGCGGCTCGACGACCGCGACTCCGCGGAGAAGTGCAAGGACGACGTCGCAGCGGCGCTCAAGCGTCTGGAGGGTCGGCCGCTCGGCGCCGACATCGAGACCGAGCTGCGGGAGTTCCACGTGCAACACGGCAGCATCGCATTCGCCGCGCTCGTCGACACGCTCGCGAAGAAGCTCGGGGCGCTGCCGCGCGGCGCCGCCGCCGAGAGGTTCGCCAATCAGTCCTTGGTCCCCGACGCCGCGATGAAGTTCTCCGCGCGCGGCGCCGACGCCGTCGAGAAGGCAGGCGCGTTCGCGCGCGAGTGGCAGCAGCTTCACGACACGGGGCACACGCGGATGTCGCAGGAGCACTACGTCGAGATCAACATGACCCGAGTGGGCATCACCGTCGAGAGCAAGAAGACGGCCTGAGAGGACGCTGAACATGGCTGACGTCACCGCACGCGCAACTCGCAGAAGCCACCCGGCCGGTGGAGTCATGTCGGCGCCGATCGCCGACGGCGTCACCGTCTACGAGGGCATGCTCGTCGCCCTGGAGGCCGGCTACGCCAACCACTGGGCGGACGGCGCCAACGACGTGTTCGCGGGCGTCCTGCTCGGAGGCGACGATCGCGCCAACGACGGCATCCTGCTCGGCGAGACGGCGGACTCGCCGGTCCCCGAAGCTCGCATCGACATCAGCGGCGTGACGCTCATGCACCTCGACATCCTCGGCACTCCGACGCAGGCCGTCGTCGGGGACCTGGTCTACTGCGGCACCAGCAACCCAGCGGACATGACCACGAACAGCTCCGGCCGCACGCACCCGATCGGATGGCTCTCGCGCTTCCGCAGCGCGACGGACGTCGACGTCACCCTCTTCACGCCGAGCGAGATGCTCGCGCAGGCCACGGCGTAAGGAGCCGATCCCATGGTCGAAGTCATCGCAAGTCAGGTCCTCGCCAACGGTCTCCGGACTGAGTTCGCCGACACCTACTCGAAGATCCGCAACCGCCAGGCGGACAGTCGCCTCGCGCGCGTCATGGATCTCGGTCTCACCGCCACGAACCGGCGGCACGAGTTCGCGTACTTCAACGCGGCGCCGCACGTCGAGTTCTGGAAGCGCGGCGAGTCGATCCCGACGGACGCGATGGACTCGGTGCAGTTCGTCGCGGTCGTGCACGAGTGGGCGCGTCGCATCCCGTGGAGCAAGTGGGACCGCAAGGACGACCAGACGCAGTCGCTGATGGACGTCGCGCGCATGACCGGCGAGAGCGCCGGCCTGCTGCCCGAACGGTTCTTCTTCGACCTGCTGACCGGGACGGCAGGCACGCTGCCTGCGGTGCCGAATGCTCCTGACGGTGCCGCGTTCTTCGCGACGACCGCCGGCGGAGCTGCGCGCTTCGGCGCGACCGGCGGCAACCTACTGACGGGCACTGGCATCGCGACGAGCGCGGCGATCCTGGCGGACTACTACAGTGCCGTCGAGCAGTTCTTGCTGTTCCAGGACGGCAAGGGCCAGCCCCTGCTGTCGCCCGAAGCGATCGCGGCCGGGACGCTCATCATCCACGCCGCAGCTGACCTGGAGGCCTTCGAGACCGCCTTCTTGCAGCTCCGCCAGGGCCGCGTGCTCGGCACCGACGCCGGCGTGACGCCGAGCAACATCATCGTCGACTCCAGTCGCAACGTGCAGCTCTGGGGATCCCCGCGCATTGCGACCGGCGACTGGTTCATCTTCCTGCTGTCGAGCCCGAAGCTGCCGACCTTCCTGCTGAACCGCGAGGGTCTCCAGGAGTTCACCTCGCTGGAAGGCGACAACAACTCCGACCACACGCGCACCACCGGCCAGGAGTACATCCAGTGGGAACTCCGACAGGGTGCAGGCATCGCGCTGCCGTACGGCGCCATCCAGATCAACAACTGACCAGTCGCGACATGACGGACCAACCGAAGAAGGATCAGCCGCGCCCCATCGAGTCGTCGCGCGCCAGGATCGTCCCGGGCTCGCAGCTCGTCCCCGACCTCAAGGCTCACCGCAGCGCCGCCGAGGCGACACGATTCTTCTGGCTCGGCGTGTCGGCGCTCCACCCGATGGATGCGCTCGCGATCGGCGGCATCTCGTTCCCGCGGTTCAACGGTGAGCCTGCCGTCGGGGAAGATGGACGCACGAGGCTCGTTCCGACGCGAGGCGCTATCGTGCCGCTCACGCGCGCGCATCTGGAGCGCATCGCAGACGATCTCGCACACCGGATCATCCGATTCCACGAGGCTCCTCGTCAGGACGGAACTCGACGCCGTGGACACGAGGTCCGCATCCCGAAGGATCTCACGGGTCGGAACCACGCGCGCTACTCCCATCAGCGATGGGACGAGCCGATGGCCGACTACGTGTTCCTGGAGACCTGCGCAGACCAGGAACACCCTGACCGCGGATCGCACGAGCCAGCCGCCGTCTCGACAACCGGCATCGAGATGATCTGAGGCCGCGGTGCCGACCGAGGCCGAGATCCAGACGCAGTGGCGCAACGCGGTCGACGTACTAGAGACCGCGAGGGCGCACGCGGACGGCACGATGGCGCCGGCTGCCGGAAAGTTCGACGTGCTGCTGCAGTCGCTCGAAGGCGACTACACACCCGTCGAGATCGCCGCCGCTGTCGCTCGATACCGCGCGACCTACTCAGCGCTGCTGGATCCTGGCACCGCCCTGCAGTTCCTGAGTCCTCTGCTGCTCGATTATGCCGCGATCCTGGCGGCTGAAGCCGGCATCGCTGGCTTCGGCTCCGGTTACAGAGATTCGGGGGATCTGTTCTCCGCGCTCTACGAGTACTTCGTCGCGACGACCAAGACGGTGCAGTCGCGCAACATCACGTTCGACTCGACCGTGACGACCGGCAAGTCGGGGCCATCCGGGGGATCGATCGTCGGCAATGGCGCGATGTCCAGGTTGACGACCGATCGCTACGGGTTCGCGATCGAGGCGTGCCACGTCGAGCGCAAGCTGTTCCGCTGTCGGCAGGATCAGAACACCGGCGTCGAGAAGGAGGCGGAGGTCTTCGAGCATCTCGGCGCGAACGAGTCCCAGGACGCGCTGCTGCGATCGAGCTTCGGGAGCGGGCGCAGCTCGATCGCGTTCCTGCGAAGTCACCATGCGGGAAGCGGGGCTGGCGGGTCGCTGCTGAACAACAGCACGTTCTCGACGTTCTTGGCGACCGCGACCCCGAAGTTCACAGGATGGACCGAGACTGCCGGCGGAGCTCAGCTCGCGCAGGACACGACGAACTTCTACCGGTCGCACCCAGGCGCCAGCACCGACGCGGCGCTCAAGATCACCGGCGGCGCCGGCACCGTGACGGTCAAGCAGGCGCTCGACGAGATGCGCGTTCGTCGGCTCGACTCGAATACACCGTACTTCCTGCGGGTGATGCTGAACAAGACGGTCGGCACGGCGTCTGGCGGGACCGTGACGATCCGCATGGGCAGCGTGACGGCCTCCGTGACGATCGCGGCGCTCGGGGCGGGCTGGCAGGAGCTGCTGATCACGGCAGGCGAAGACTCGTGGCCGACGGTCTTCGGCCAGGATCCTCTCGACGTCGAGATCGAGTGGTCGTCCAGCACGTCTGGATTCCTGCTGGTCGACGACGTGCTGTTCGCGCCGTTCGACCTGGTGGACGGGACCTGGTGGTTCCTGCGCGCGAACAACGCGACGCCGATCGCCTGGGAGATCGACGACCTGCTGCAGTTCACCGACACTGGTGGAGCGCCGACGACCGGCAAGGTCCAGTGGTGGCTGTTCGTCGCTGGTCTCGGCTACCTGCCGAGTACGACGGGCACGCCGACGTTCGCGGATCCGTAGTAGGATGATGACCTCGTGCCGAACGTCAGTCTCCATCCCGAAGACTTCGTGCTGCTGACGCCAGTGTTGGTCGGCGGCGAGGTCGTCCGCTATAACCTGCTGACGTCTCCGTCGCCAACCAAGACCGTCGACGGCGTGGTCTACACGCCGAGAAGCGTCTACGGACTGATAGAGCGAGTCGCCGATGACAGCTTTGACATCGAGACGATCGAGGTCGTCGGCGCCGGAGAGGCGGCGGGACGCACGGAGAGAATCATACTCTCGCGCATGATGTCGATGCCGTCCGCATGGCACACGATCGTCAATGCGATCGGTCCCGGTGAGATCGACTGGCTGGACGCGAATCAGAACGGCAGCAGTCTCGGCTTCAACGAGCGCTATGAGGAGAACTATGGCCTCGGGCCGACTCTCTGGATGATCCACAACCCGACGTTCGGCGGCAGTCTGACGACGATCAACGGCAGTTTCGTGGGATTACACTACTCGCCGCCGCTCTTGTACCGGAACTCGCCGGCGATACTCGAGGGATCCGTCATCCCCATGCACTGGGACCCTGACGGCGTTGCGTCGGCGCCGTACACGCAGCAGTGGGATCACGGCGGCACGCGCGGCAGCATTCCTGTGCTCATGTGGGACCAGCGGCAGTACTACCGACTGCGTACTCACTATCAGGGCAAGAAGTTCCACCGGCTGGCGACCTGGAGTTTTCAGCGCGAGGCGTGGTCGCCGAAGATCGGGGATCCAGGACACCCGTTCTACTGCACGCTTGTCGGTGGTCCGGCCTGCAAGGATCTGTTCCAGGAGATTTACGCGCGGGACCTGAGCACTGGGATCAGCACGAATCTAAGCCCATTTCTCGTCGGAGGACTTCCGCTCTCAATGAGCGTGAAGAAGTCTGTCATGGTGCTGACGGTTTTCACAACGCCGAACGTCATCACGAACCTGCCATCGCCGTTTCCTTCCGGTTATGCCGCGTGGATTCTGCGACGCACTTCGGACGACTTCTGCGTCGCCGTCGCGGCCAAGATCAACGACACGGGACAGGACATGCGTCGGCCAGAGTCGTCGCTGTGGAGCAGGACGCTAGCGAATCCGCCGTTGTGGTCCGCCAGTAACTTGTTGCAGTTCGGGAACAACAGTACTGCGCGGGCTGCAGGATGGTGCGGGACCGAGAGCTGGATCTTCACTGGTGTCTACGCAGAGGTGGAGGCGGCGCTGCAGGATCTGTATGACGGCGGATTCCTCGACTTGCCCATCGAGGTGGATCTGCCGGAAGAGGTCCTTGCTGGCACAGATGGCATCAGCTCGTACTACACCGACGCATGGACGTCGGATCCTCAGCTGCAGACGAACGCGCTCTGGGAAGCTGTAAAGGCAGACTACGACGTCGACGGGCTGATCACGCTGACGAACGTCCGCGATCGCGCCGCGACGTTGATTGACGACGATGTCGGCAAGAATGCCGCCGAGGCCGTGGTGAACCTCTGGCCGGTCTACGCGCAGGACGCCTACGACGCGACCGACGCAGCACAGGTCGAGGTCGCCGAGATGGCGGTGATCGCGGTGCTCTGGCGCCGAGGCGGCAGCGCCACGACGATCGAGCAGGTCAAGTGGGACACGGTGTTCAGCGCCGACGGCATGATCGCTAGGGTCCGGCGCACCGGGGCGCGAGGGCACGGAACGCCGAGCACGAATTCTGGCGTCCGACAGCGCGCCGAGACGGCGCCGGGCGGCCAGGCGATCCGCGGCTGGTCCGACCGGGACTCGCTACCGCCAGGGTACCTGCCGAACCGCCTGCGCGCCGAGGACTGATGCCTGCGACGAACTTCGAGCCCGGCGCGCGCCTCATGAGACTCGGCGCGGACCTGGAGAACCCGACGCGGGCGCTCAAGCAGATCGGCGCGCTCATGGTGGCGGAGTCGCAGCGCGGATTCGTAGACCAGCAGTTCGGCGGGGTGCGCTGGCCCGAGCGAGCACCCGTCAACGTCTTCGGCGCGCTCGCCGACTTCGCCGAGGGTCGCAGCGAGCCGAAGCCCCGTCGGTTCGATCGTCGGCCGGCCCTGGCGGATAGCGGCCGCCTGCGTGGGTCGATCGCCTGGAAGATCGTCGGCAGCGACGTCGTCGAGGTCGGCACCAACCTGCCGTACGCGGCCGTCCACCAATCGGGAGGAGAGACCGAGAGCGTCCCGATCACGTCGGACCTGCGCGGTCGCCTGCTGGCCTGGCTGCGCGGCGCTCCGAGATCGCTGAGGCGACTGTTCGGGCGGGCACTCGCCCGAGGCGCCGTCGGTCAGCGGCTGCGCCAGCAGGTGCCGGCCAGGCCGTTCGTCGGGATCACCGCGAGAACGCGCGAGGCGATCCGCCGAGTCGTCGGCGTCGAGATCGCCGGCGCCGGGCGGTAGGATTCCAGCCCGTGGCGTCAACCGACGTAGCCAGGGTGATCCGAGCGCCGGGGCGCATCGTCGTCGGTCCCAGCGACCTGTCGGCCGCCTACCCGCACGGAGGTACCGAGATCGGTCTGACGCGGGCGTGCGTGCTGCAGCCGGTGGGATCCGCCTTCGAGGTGGTCTCCGAAGGATTGGCCGGAGGGGTGACCGACGTGCTGGAGCCAGCGCACGAGTACGTCTTCTCGTGCTTCGTGCGCGGGTGGAGCGACGCGGCTGTCTCCAGGTTCTTCCGCGATCACTACGTCGCTGGTTCCGCGAGCGGCCACGCGAGGTACTCGGCGCCGTCGCCGCCGCACGGGTCCTCCGCGCTCGGGTACGCGCTGACCCTGCTCTTCGTGCCGGACGACTCGATCCACGTGCCCGCGATCATCGTCTACCGCGGCGTGCCGGACTGGTCCGAGTCCGCAGAGGTCGCGTTCCAGCGCGGCGACGAGCTCGGGCTGCCACTCGCCTTCGACTGCCTCCGGAGCGACGCCGGCAAGATCCTCGAGGTCGGCATGCTCGCCGACCTGTCCGTGAGCTGATCAATGTGGCCCATGCCGAAGCGATCGCCTCCTCCCGAGATCACGAACGAGGCCTACGCGCGCTGGCTGCGGGCGTGCCGGCCGCCGTTCGCGTGGTTCGCCGGCCTCAGCGTCGAGGTGCAGGAGCAGCTCGCGCTCCTCGGCGACGAGCACCGGCAGGATGCCGCTCTGGCGATCGCCTACGCGGTGCGCGATCCGGAGCTCGCCGAGGCCGGGATCGGCGCCGCCGCCGGCGATGCGGGCGCCGAGGAGACGCTGGCGCGCCGGGTTGCCGCCGGGCTCGTCCAGCGCATCGTGGGCCGCCAGGATCCGCAGGCGCCTCCCAGATCGCCGATCTCCGAGACGGCACCGCCAGACCCTCGGACGATCTTCGGCCGTCCGCCAGACCAGGGAGGCATCCAGTGAATCCGTGGCAGATGGCCCAGCAGATCAAGCACATGCTGCAGGCGGTCGTCTGGGAGGATGGATCCGGTGCCGTCGTATTCGGCTCGCGTGGCGTCGTCGTGTTCGCCGGGTCGCCGCCGAGCGAGGACGCGGTGCCTCCGGGCTTCCCGTTCGCGCTCGTGACCATCGGCGCCGGCACGATGGACGTGGATCACCCGGAGCTGATCGAGCAGCGACTGGCAGTCGCGATCGTCGCCGAGGTCGCCGGCGACCCGCTCGGAGAGCACGCGGTCATCGGCGGGCCGAGGCCGGACCTGGGACGCAGCGCCGGCGCCGGCGTCGCCGAGGTGACCGCCAGGGTCAGAGCAGCGATCGAGAGTCTGACTGGTTTCGACGGCGCCAAGATCATCCTGTCAGCTTCCGAGACCGGGGCCGCCAGGCCACTCGGCCGCGCGCGGCACGTTGCCCTCGACGAGCTGACGCTGCAGGCGCTCTGCACGTCCGCGCCGCACTACGCGCCGCCGCAGCAGCTCCAGGTCAGCGGGTCGGCGTGGACGTGGCAGGGACCGCACTGCTCGGAGCGATTCGACTGGCTGCAGTACCGACTGGGCCACGTCGCCGGCGCGAGCCCGCCGCTGACGCCAGGCGCCGCGACGATCGTCTACACGGGCACGACGGCTGCGGCGACGCACACGCCGGTAGCAGGCAGGGCCTACTCGGTGTTCGCGGACTACGATCCCAGGGGAACCGGCTTCGTGGCGCACAGCAGCGACGGATCGCGCGTCGGCGCGTTCCGACTGACATGACCGATCGCGACGACATGGTCATTCGGCTTCAGCTCGGCCCGCGGCAGCGGCCGACGGCGCGAGCGCGCTCGCGATCGGATCGCGCGCTGGCCATCGGCTCGCGGGGCGGCGGCGTTCTGCGCCGGCTGGTTCAGTTGCGGCTCGCGCGCGCGGCGGCGCGCGCCGCCAAGACGGCCATCGCTGGGCCGATGCGTCTCGGCGCGATCCGTGCGGCGGGCGGGAGATTGGCAATCGCACCTGTCGGCGCTGTCGTCGCCGGGCTCCTCATCGGGGCCGTAGCGGCGCTCCGACTCGCCAGCGGCCAGCCGTTCGAGGGTATGGGCGAGCAGGTGAACCGGATGCTGCTCGGCGACCTCGACGAGGAGGCACGAGCGAAGCTGCGCACGCGGCAGCAGCTCGGCGCCGACGCACAGCTCCTGGAGAACGTCGGTCGCAAGGACCGCATCGACTCCCAGATCCGCACCGTCGCGGCCGAGCTGTACCGCCAGAACCTGCGCGAGGAGATCGGCGCGAAGAAGTGGCGCGAGGCCTACGCGATCAACAACACGCTCGACCTACTGATCCTGCGCGCGCGCGACGCATTCCTCGCCGCGTGGCGCGGAAACGGTGGAGCCGACACCTACGAGCAGTTCCAGCAGCGCTACCGCGAGACGCGCGGCGAAGCCAGGGGGCGTTGAGATGGGCGAGGAAGTCAAGGTCCGGGTGCGTCTGGACACCAGACAGGCTAAGGGCGAGCTGCGCGACATGACGCGCGACGCCGAGAGCACGGCCGGCCGCGTGTCCGGAGGCATCCGCAGGGCGCTCGGGCGCGGACTGCGCGCCGTTGGATTCGGCGCCGCGATCGGCTCAGGCATCGCGGCGGTGCGCGGCGCGACGGAGTCAGGAATCGGCGACGTCGTCGGCGAGTCGCTCGGAGGCATCGGCGCGCAGCTCGCGCAGTTCTTCCTGGGCGACCTGGACGACAAGGCGAGGTCATCACGACGGGCGCGCGAAGAGGCGATCGCGACGTTCGGTACGGTGGCCGGCATCCGCAACGAGATTTCGCCAGGCATGCGCAACTGGTTCGACGCGACGCAGAAGAGGATGGAGAAGGAGGAGCGGGGTCGGCAGCTCTTCGAGCGCGACGAGCAGTTCCGTGGTCCGGGACTCGATGATCTCGTGACCAGAATCATGCAGGGCCTCGCCGGCCTGCTGAAGACGGCGGTGCAGGAGCTGCTCAGCGGTCTCAACCCGATAAAGTGATCACGTGCCAATCACCAATCCATTCGCGATCACATACAAAGGCCGGGAGGTCGGAGGCAGCACGGACTACCAGCTGCTCGGGCCGTACGTCATCGAGAAGAGCTACCAGACGCTGCGGCTCGTGTTCGACGTCGTCGTGGTCGGCACCAGCTACGCGGATCTGCAGGCTAAGAGCGACGTGCTGGAGACGGCGTTCAGACGGCGACTCAGCGCCGGCGAGACGCTTCTGATCGACATCGGCGGCACCGTGTGGACCTACACGATGGGGTCTACGCTGCTCAAGGCAGCGGCGTCGATCACGAAGACCGGCAACCAGGAGACCGACCGCGGATACTCTAGATCCTACACGTGCACGATCGAGGCCGAGCTGCCGGCCAACGACGACGGCGGACTGCGCGACGTCGAGGTGTTGGTCGACTACTCGGCGAGCCGCCAGCGCACCGTGACGATGCGCGGCGTCTACACCGCGACGAGCGCAGGGCACGCGGTCGCGCGCTATCAGGCGGCGTTTCCCGGCGAGGCATCGGCGTACCTGTCGATGATCGACGTCGACGCGGCGTGGGAACTCGTCGACGAGAACTACTCCCTGGACCGGGAGCGCGCGAGCGGAGGCAGCACGCCGAGCCCTCACCTGTGCGCGTTCACGCGTCAGTACGTCGAGCTGCTGGCCGAGCAGTCTCAGGGCACCACGGACGACGCGCAGATCAGAGATCATCGGGTCACCTTCACCGACCTCTCGCAGCATCCCGGCGACAGTCAGGAGAACATCCACAGGCTGCGTCGGGTCGTCGGAACCTACGAGTGCGGCGTCAACATCGAGCAGACGACGGACCTGCAGTCCGTCTTCCGCGACAAGATCCTGGAGCACGTCAAGGAACTGTTCCGCGACACGTTCGACCCGCAGGTGTTCGGCATCGAGGAGCAACGCGTCAGCTACGACGAGACCACGAAGCGTCTCTCGGCGTCGCTGCAGTTCGTCTATCAGAAATCGGGCGGCAGCCCCGTCGTCGAGGCCTCCTACGCGACGGCCTACCGCGAGGCGCGCACGATCGACTACACGCCGACGCACGTGCGCGATGAGCTGGCCGCCTACGTCGACGTGGGGTGGGCTGTCGTCGAGCGCGTGCAGACCATGACGGCGATCATCATCGGAGAGAGTGGTCCGGTGCTGCGCATCGCGAACAGCTCAGTGCAGCCGGAAGGATGGAATCTCGTCGCGAATACCAGTCAGGCGACGCCGCAGTGGATCGGCGATCCGGAGAGCGGCGAGCAGGTGCGCGTGACGATCCTCACCGAGACGATCGTGAGCCGATTCAGCCGCAAGCCGACGGCTGGAGGAACGGTCGTCGGAATCCCAGGTAGCGGTCCTGGAGGATCCGCCGGCGGCGGTTCACAGCCCGGCGGCGGCTCGGGCGGCAGCGGCGGCTCTCGATATACGATCGGCGATCCGTACTGGTGGTGGCACAACACCATCTCGGGAAGCGGGCATCGAGGAGGATGAAAGCGGAGGTCACACTGGCGGGCGTCCCGCTCGCGGCGAACCAGGCGATCGCCTGGCAGCTCGTCAGCGGCACGACACCGTACACCACGACGTTCTCGGTGCACCGGAGCCAGTGGGACAGCAATCTGAGCGGTCGTCGCGGACATCCAAGCCTGCTCAAGATCGTCGACGCGCGAGGCAAGGAGACGCGCATCGAGCAGGTCTACATCCTCCACGAGGTCCCGAGCGACAGTCCGAATCGCGCCTCGTTCGTCGTCGCAGATCGTCGGTGGCGCTGGCAGTACAAGCTCATCGTGCGCGACTACAACATGCCGCGGAAGACAGGGTCGCGAACCGCGCAGTTCGACAGCGTGCCCGTCGAGACGCGCCAGGCTTTCGACGAGTACGACTACCTGAGGTACTCGCTCGACGGTGACAAGCGCTGGAGCGCCCGCAGGGCCGTCGAGGACGTGCTCGACCAGCTGGAAGGCACCGGCAACTATCGAGTCGACGGCTTCCCGATTCGCACGGGCCTCGCCAGCGGGGACGCCGAGCACACGCTGCAGGGCGTGGTGCTCCGCGAGCAGGGCGACGTCGCGCTCTCGCGGCTCCTGTCATACGTGCCGGGCGCCGACGTCTACGTGAACCCGCGCGGCCAGGTCGTCGTGTTCGACGCGGCCGATCTGGACTCCGTGGATGCCTACTTCTCCGCGCTGCCGCCGACCACATGGGACGGCGAGCGGGCCGCGCGAGTCAACCGCATCGCCGTCCGCCCGAAGAAGGTGATCGCGCACTACCAGCGCGAGGTCGAGGTGCTCTTCGAGTTCAAGGATGACTACGGCCCGACGTCAGCGCCGCCTGACCGCGACGCGCCGTACTGCGACAACGTCATCCCGACGGTCGATCCGATGACGTCGATCACCGAGTACGATCCGCTGAGCGGGAAGGACGTGACCACCGACGTACCGCCGGGCACATGGGTGCGGGTCGACCGGTGGCTGGAGGCGATGGACGACGATCGTCCTGAGGACTCACTGCCGTGGACCTTCGACACGATCGCGGCGTTCTGGTTGCGCGGCGACATGGAAGCCGCGCTCGGATCCAAGGGGGCTGACCAGAGTGCCGCGGCGAACATCGCGGCCAGGGTCGACGCACTGCGCCGGCACTTCCGGCAGACCTTCCGGATCAATCCGCGCTATATGCAGCGCGTGCGCAGTCTGCGGGCCGCTCGCGTCGCGCTGCTCCACCCGATCACCGGCGCGAGGTCCCCTGCAGCCGTCTGGGGCCAAGCCTGCAGGCTGCCGAACACCAAGGGCAAGATCATGGCGGATCGCCACTCAGGCGGGACGTACCACGTCACGACCAACCTCGACTACCTCGTCGAGTCGAAGGCCGGCGCCCGCATCATCGACACGCCTCCCGGGCCGACGGCCGTCGAGATCGTCGACGAGGACCTCGGCATCTTCGCGCTGCGCTGGCTCGCGTCGCCCTACGGCTACGTCGACAGCTACGTGCCGTGCAACATCGTCGACGATGGCGGATCGCTGACCGCCGTCACGCGCGATCTGTCGAAGCAGGACGAGAAGCCCGTCGGCGTCGCGATGCACGTCGAGGGCGCGACCTACGGGACATTCTTGCGGAAGACGATGGAATTCAAGGCGATCCTCACGATCGTGCCTGCCGCGCCGAACAGCAAGCTGCAGCTCCATCGTCAGGTTGTCGAGGCCGGCGACATCGCCAAGGTCTTCCAGCACCAGTTCCGAATCGAGGGCGGTCGTGGTCCGGATCTCGAAGTGTTCGTTTCGCCCGGAGAGGCAACAGCGCGATTCGCGTGGAAGGACGACACCGAAGCGCGACAGACGCTCAAGGCGCTGCTCGGCATGCTCAAGGACGATGAGGGCACTCCTGATGTCGACGAGAGCGCAGGCCTCGAAGGTCCGGAGCTCCCAGGTTACGTGTGGGTCAACGAAGAGCGGCACCTGACCAACCACGCGATCAGCCTGGGCGCCGAGCTGCTCGCGAACTTCGCCGACGGCCTACAAGGGATCGTGACGACGATCGTGCCGCAGGGCGATCTGCGTCTCGCCGGCAACATGAAGGGCCTGACCGTTCGCGTCGGCGCGGCCCCGTCGGCTAAGGTGGACGTCGTGCACCAGTTCCCCGGGCGACAGCGCCAGCTCTCGCGATTCGCGTTCCTGCCGGAGAGCGCGCGTCACATCCTGCTCGGCGTGGTGCCGTTCAAGTGACCGTCACCGATCGGATGGACCTCGGGTACTTCCCGTTGCAGGATCACGACGAGGGCGTACCGCTGGAGATCCGCCAGTCGATCGCCGGCATCCGCGTCACGAAGCTGCGCGACGCCAGCCAGGCGCAGACGGCGAACGACGCGATCCTCGAGTTCGGGCGCGAGAACGGGATGGGCACCGTCGGGGACATCCACCCGTGGATGTTCTGGCAGACGCGCGATCGCGGCGTGCGCGGCATGGGCGCGTGGGCGCAGGTCTTCGGCGGCATGTGCGTCAACGGGGCGACCGCTGGACGCTACCCCGCGCAGGTGCAACCGCTGCGCGATTACGACCTCACGTCGGACTCTCGATTCGCCGCCCGCGCGCCAGGGTGGCCGCAGTGCTTCCCGGCGGTCGCCGGTGGCTCCGTGCTCGTGGTACTGCCGGGCACCGAGGAGGCCAGGCAGCATGACATAGCGCTGTGGGCTGACCCGAGACTCATCGCCGTCAACGCTTCGGGCCCGCCGGAGGCCGGGACGCTCGTCGTCGATCTCCAGCCCGCGAGGACGATCTGCATGGACCAGTCGACCGTTCCGGGGCGCGGCGGCCGGCACGCGCGACTGCAGTCCTTGATTCGGGTCATCCCGATGCCCAGCGAGGGAGTCCCGGACCTCTCGACGCCGGGCAACATCCTCGCGCTGAATTACGCGGCGACGCAGCAGGAGGGGATCGCCGGATTCGGCGCCGTCTGGGCGCTCGTGCAGACCGGCGGCGCAGGACCGATCACGGGTGGACCTGGCCGTGGGATCCCCGGGCCCATCACGCAGCCGCCAGGCGGCATCCCTGGTCCGATCACGCCGCGGCCTGGCCCGGGGACCGCCGGAGCGCGACTCGGACGATCTAGGTCGGGCGAGACCGGCATCGGGTCGGGCGCGATGGGTGCCGGGATCGACGGGCAGGGAGGCGACGGGGAGCTGGCGCCATGCGACTTCGGCTCGTTCCGTGCCCAGCGCGACGGATCGTACGGCGTCGCGTTCCTCGCGCACGCGGCGTTCGGCCCGATCGTGGCCGGCCACGAGGGCGACCAGCACCGGATCGGCACGGATCGCGACGGCAACCCGCTGATCAGCGGGCATCTCTCAACGGATGCGTACTTCTACCGCTCGCTGGAGCACGACGGGCCGCTGCTGTTCGAGGGGCTGTTCCCGGGAGCAAGCCACTTCCCACTGCGCGCCCACACGCACCTGACGTGGGACGGTGGGCTTCGTCATCCGTGGCTCAGAGGGTCCGCAGCCGGCAAGTGGCGATGGTGGACCGAGGTACCGTACTTCACGCCTGGCGGATCGCCGCCGACGCCTGCATTACCACCGCCTAGACCTCCGACTGGTCCTCCTGGGCCCGGAGGCCCGACGACTCCAGGTCCATCTGGTCCATCTGGTCCAGGAGTTCCCGGAGGTGGCGGAGGACCAGGTGGACCGACGACTGGGACCGGAGGCCCGGCGACCGGAGGCCCGGCTACTGGAGGTCCGCAGCCAGGGAGAGGTGGTCCGCTCACACCTGGCGGAGGACCAGGTGTTCCGCCACGCGGTTCTGGCTGGTGGCCGACGCCTGGCCAGTGGCCACGCGGTCCGCAGACGCCGCGCGGTCCGGTGGCAGCTCCTCCGGCGGGTCCAGCAGGGCCGCAGCCGTCAGGACCGCAGCCTGGTCAAGGCGGGCCAATCACGCCGCGCGGACCAGTTGCGGCGCCGCCAGCTCCACCAGCACGCCCGCCGAGGGATCCACCAGATCCAGGAGGAGACGGTGGCGGCGGCGGCGAGTCCGTCGATCCGTGGACCGGCGAACCGTCCGACGTGCCAGGCGTCGTGCACCGTGTCGGCGCAGCGGCGCACGGCGGTCACGACGTACGAGGCCTCTACACGATCCTGCACCCGATGCACGAGTCGTTCGCCGCGATCGGCCTCCGGCCCCAGCTCACTGTGCGCGGCGCGAGGAATTTCGAGCACGACCCACAGACCCCGTACGGCGAGATCGAGGCAGACGAGTGGTGGCGCCCGCAGGTCATGGTGGCGCGCGCGTGGGGCGCGCAGGACGCTGCCGGCACGTGGAACTACGGCGAGCTGCCAGGGACATCCCGGGCGCGCGGAGGCGTGGCGGACGGCGGCCTGCTGCTGTCGCCGCCGCGCTTCGAGATCGAGGACTACCTGCTCGATACCGGCGCCGACGTCGAGCTCGTGACGACGCAGGCGTTCCTGGCTCTCGCGCCAGGTGTCTCGCTGGCCTTCGGCACCCCGGCGATCGCCGGCGGCGTCGAGCCGAAGAGCGCGATCATTCGTCAGCTGCCGGCTGCCACGGACATCGACCGACCGCTGGTCGTCTACATCGTCGACGCGACGGGCGCTCTGCAGGAGATGATCCGCGTCGATCTGGATCAGGCGACGAACGCGAAGACCACGACGATCGCGGGTACGCTGGCGGGCACGAACGTGTCGGCGGCGACGATCGCGGCGTCCGGAGCGATCGACGGTGGCGCGTTCAAAGTCGGCGGGATCTCCGGATTCTCCGGGACGCGCGTCTTCCTGGATGCAGATGCGCAGCAACACACTGTCGTCGTCGACGGCGGAATCATCACGAGCTGGGGTGTGGCATGAGCAAGAGCGAGATCAGGAAGCTGGACGGCCCGACGGAGGCCAGTGAAACGCCGGTCGAAGCGTCGGTCGAAGCGCCGGTCGAAGAGAACATCGAGACCAAGGCGCGCGAGCGCGCCGCGTGCTGCTGGCGAGAGCTGCAGATCGTCCTCGATCGGCACCGCTGCCGCATCGTCCCGTACCTGATGCCGCTGGAGCCGGTCGGGACATCCGGAGGGCGTGCGATGGTCACGGCGTCCTTCGCCGTGATCCCGGAGCGCTGAGTATCAGGTGAGACGATCGGGGCTGTCCGTGCGCGCATGTCGCGCCGTCGTAGATAAAGTCGCGACGCATGATCGAGCACATCGCAGGTCGCGCGGTCGCGCGCGGAACGCTCACCGGCCTGATCGGGATGACCAAGACGACGGGGTCCGATCTGCGGCAGATGACGCTCGGTGAGTACGTCGCGGTGCTGCCGGAAGATCATCTGGCCCGACGGCAGTACGAGATGCTGCGCGCCGGCATCCAGGCGATGCTCGACGACCCGAATACGCCGCGTCTGATCCTCGACGCCGTGCGCAAGCTGGAGGTGACGCATGGCGAAAGCTGACACGTGGGAACAGGGACTGCTCGACCTGACGTTCCTCAATACGGCATTCGCAGGTCTCGGCGACGCCGGCGGACTGCTGCCGAGCGCGGCGGCCGGCTCGATCTACATCTCGCTGCACACCGCCTCAGCTGGTGAGGCCGGAAGTCAGACGACGAACGAGACCGCCTACACGAACTACGCGCGCGTCGCCGTAGCGCGCTCCGCTGCAGGTTGGACTCGCGTGGCGAGCACCATGGACAACGTTGCCGCGATCACGTTCGCCACGTGCGGCGCTACTGGAGCCACGATCACGCACGTCGGCGTCGGCACGGCTAGCACCGCAGCCGGCAAGCTCATGTATCACGGAGCCCTGACGGCGTCGCTCGCCGTGTCGAACGGCATCACGCCGCAGTTCGCCATCGGAGCCCTCGACATCAGCGAGAGCTGACGATCATGGCGTTCGAGCGCGTCGTCGCGAGTCGAACGGTGCGGACAACCGACGGCTCGATCGCGTGGGGTCCGCGCGCGCTGCCCGACGATGCGACGAGGGTTTCGGTGCGCATGGATCGCACCGCGCTGCTGCTGCTCGGCGGCAGCGCCGAGACTGAGTTGGTCGTCGAGGTAAGCTACGACGGCGGCACGAACTGGGAGATGCGGGCTGCCAGCACTACGGATCCAAGCGTTGGTCGCGACGCCAGGAGCGGGTCGGTGCTGGCCGACCAAGCGCACTATCTCTGGTGGCAGAACCTGCGGCCGGCGCCGAACCGACTGGTGCGTGGATCGCTGCGGCTGCGTCGCGGCACCGCGATCACGGCGGACTGCGAGCTGGAGACCGAGGCGCGTCCTTGGATCGATCCGCAAATCTCGCCTCATCGCTCGATCGCCGTGGACAGCGTCGGCACTCCGGTCGGCACAGCAAGCGGCACGTCGCTCTCGGTCTCGCACACCGCGGCTGGCAGCGACCGCTATGCGCTGGTGCGCTGGTGCACCGGATCCGCGGACATCGACGCGACGAGCGCGACTTACGGCAGCGACGCGCTGAGCCAGCAGATCGGGACGAACGGGCCTGGCTACTTGCGATCGCACTTGCTGCGGCGGATTGCACCGCTGACTGGATCGCAGACCGTCACGGTCTCCTGGAGCGGCGCTGAGTGGGCTGCTCTCCAAGTGAGTAGCTACACCGGCGTGCACCAGACGACGCCAGATCATGACCCAACTGGCAGCACCGGCACCAGCGCGACCCCGAGCGTCACGGTGCCGAGCGTCGCGAGCACGGACCTTGTCGTGGATGCCGGCTGCGCGTTCTCCGGCGCTGGTGGGGCCGATGTGGGTGCAGACCAGATATCTGAGGGTGTGATCACCGTCAGCGCCAACTTCAACATGTGGGGCAGCCGTCAGCTGGGATCGGCCGGCGGCGTCATGTCGTGGACGATCTCCGACAGCGACTGGGTGACCGCAGGGATGGCGCTCGTCGAGGCGGCGGCTGGAGGTGCCATCGCTGCAGCAGTGACCGGCGGCGCATCGGTCGTGGCGGCGCTGACTGGGTCTGGCGCTCTGGCGGCAGCAGTCTCCGGCGATGCGACGCTGACAGTCCAGTTGACGGGTTCGGGGACGCTCGTCGTGAGTCTCGGAGGCGGCGCATCGGTCGTGGCGGCGCTGACTGGGTCTGGCGCTCTGGCAACGGACATCATCGCTTCGGCGACGCTGCTGGCCGTCCTCGGAGGTACCGGTGGGCTCGTCGCCGAGCTGATCGGCGGCGCTGCGACGACAGCCCAGTTGACGGGTTCGGGGGCTCTCGTCGTGAGTCTCGGAGGCGGCGCATCGGTCGTCGCAGACCTCGGAGGTACCGGCGATCTCGCCGCTGCCCTGGCCGGCGGAGCTGTCGTCGTCGCGGTGCTCACCGAGCTGAGCGGAGACATCTCCGCCGCACTGGCGGGCAACAGTACGCTGACCGCAATTCTCACTGGCAGCGGGGCGCTGGCCGTCGTGCTGTCAGGAGACTCCGCAGTCGCGGCATCGCTCACGTCGGCTGGCGAGGTCGCGCAAATCCTGGACGTGGCGCACGTCATTCGGGCAACCGGTCGGATCGTGCTCGACCCCACGAATCTCTCGGCCGCCTACCCGCACGGTGGCGTCGAGATAGGACTGGTCAGGCTGTGCGTGCTGCAGCCGGTGGTCGCCAGGTTCCGCGTGATCTCCGAAGGACTCGGAGAGGCGACCGACATCGTGGCATCGCGGGAGTACGTTTTCGCCTGCGTGCTGCGCGGATGGGACGACGACGCGATCCGGATGCTGATGCCAGGGGGCTACGCGGCCGGTTCGTCGTCGCAGCACGCGGTCTTCCGTCGGCCCGGCACTACGGTGCCAGGCGCCTCGGCACTCTCGCGCGCGATGATCCTGCTGTTTGTTCCGGACGACCCGATTCATGTGCCAGCGCTGCTGATCTACCGGGCAGTACCAGACTGGCAACAGGGCGCATCGATCAACCTGCAGCGCGGTGAGGAGTTCTCGCTGCCGCTGAGATTTCACTGCGCGCGCGACTCCGGCGGCAAGATTCTGCAGCTCGGGATGCTCGCGGATCTCTCTCTGAGCTAGGATCCATGGCATGATCGCATCGACGAAGCTGGGGCTCGCTCTGGTCGGCGTCGGCCTCGGCGCGATCGTCGCCGGTGACCTCGTCAAGGACGTGGCGCCGCAGCTCGACGCCGTCGAGAAGTACGGGGTGCTCGGGTTGCTCGCGATCTTGTGCATCGGGTTGCTCGCCCTCATCAACAAGCTGTCGGACAACATCGCGAGCAACACGTCGGTCGCGGCGGAACTCGTGGCGGTCATCCAGCTCGTGCACCAGGAGCAGAAGGACTCGCGCCTGGAGGCCCGGACGGGTCGCGAGGAGGCGGTCGGCGAGCTGATGCGTGCGCTCGAGGGGACGCGCAAGGAGATCGTGGACGAGGTGCGAAGGGGCAAGTAGGATCTGCACCATGAACCAACAGGTCAACTCGTTCCACTTTACCGACCATGACGGCAATCCGACTGGCGGACATACCCATGGCGTCGGCATCTGCATCGCATGGCAGCACGGGCCGCTTGGTCGCGGCGTCGATCGCCAGAAGCCGAACGGCGCGTTCGTCGAGGGCGTCATCAACGCGGCGATCGACCGGCTGGAGTCCTTCCAGCGGTCGAAGTTCGAGTGTACGGAGAACCGACTGGCAATCATGCATCTGAAAGATGCGTTGACCGTGTTGAACGATCGGACGCAGCGTCGCGAGAAGGTTGGTGTCGAGGGGACGCACGCGCTGTGAACTGATGGGTTCCTACCGCAAGAAACCGGTTGTGATCGAGGCGTTCCAGCACGATGGATGCACCGCGTTCATGGACTGGCCCGAATGGATCAAGGCTGCGTGGAACCGCGATGTCTTTCCGCTCGACGAGCAGCGTGGCAACAAGGGACCGCTGACGATCCGGACGCTCGAAGGTGATCATCGCTGCGATGTTGGCGACTGGATCATCTGCGGCGTGAAGAGGGAGTTGTATCCGTGCAAGTCGGACATTTTCGCGATGACGTACGAGGAAGCATGACCAAGACCATCCTGTGGCTCGTCGCGCTGGCGGGCCTTCTCTCTCTCGTGGCGTGTGCGACGACATCTGGCAGCGGCGGTCCAGTGACCGGCGCTGGTGCGGCTGTCGGCGCGATCGGCGCCGCGGTGATCGGCGCGCTCGACGCGCTTATCAGCTCGGGCTACGTGCCTGCCGAACGCATCCTGCCAATCCGCGACGGGATCCAGTCGATGGCCGAGCAGGTGCAGCACGTGATCGCCGGGGCCGCCGAGATCAAGGCGGCGCTCGCGACCGCTACGGCATCGGCCGCAGATGCCAACGCTGGCGTCGCGGCGATCGACGGCACGATCAAGACGGTCGGCGTCGTCGGCGGGTCGCTGCTGGCCGGCGGCGGCGGCGTCAAGCTGGCGCGCAGGAAGACGGCGTGACGCATGAGGATCTACCTTGCGGGGCCGATGCGCGGCAAGCCCGGGCTGAACCACGCGGCGTTCGACCGCTACGCCGCGATGCTGCGTACCTACGGGCACGACGTACACTCGCCAGCCGAGATGGATCGCGCGCGCAACGTCGACCCGTCAGTCGAGCCGAGCGAGATGGTCGTCCGTGCTCTGCTACGCGCCGGGATCAGCCGACTCATCGACCCGTCGACCGAAGCGATCGCGCTGATGCCGGGATGGGAGCACAGCGGAGGCTCGTGGTTGGAGTACGAGATCGCCGAGGCCATCGGCTTGCAGATCATCAAGCTGGAGCCGCTGCCCGACCATGAGCCCTGAGCGCCGCGTCGTGCTCGCGACCGTCGGGTCCCTGGCGCTCGCCGTAGCGCTCGCCGTCGTGCTGTTCCTGCTGCTGCGCTGGCTGCTGGCGCCGTAGGGCTGGCCCAGGCCGCGTCATCGATCCGACAGCCACACGGCGCAGTCGCCCGAGATCGTCGATCCTGGGCGATCCTGGACGATCCTGGGCGATCCTGGACGGTCCTGGACGGTCCTGGACGGTCCTGGACGGTCAGGGCGCGATCGAGAGTAGGGAAAACTTCCCTGCTAGATTAGGGGGAATGTGGGGTAATACGGGGAAATCCGACGTATACTCCCACGTGCTCAGACAGGACCGCCGGCCACCTCCGGCGGGGTGATGCGCCGGCTTGACGGGCGCGGAGATCGGATCATGACATACTTCGTCGTCGGCGACATCCTCGTCGCCACCTGCGACGCCCAGAAGCTCGTGAAGCACGGCCGCTACCTCGTGCGCGGGGTCAACAAGATGCGGAGGCCGTTCGGCTCGTTCTGCTCCTACCGCGTCAGCCCGGAGCACGTTGGCGGCGGCTTCCCGGTTGACTGCATCCTCGTGGTGTGCAACCTGCATATCCTCGCCCGCAAGGTCGGGCACGTCAAACTGCCGCGCGCTTCGACCAGCGGGGTCAGTGCCGCGCTGCTGCTGCTGCACGTCGGACAAGACGGCGCGCTGCACCACGTCATCCCCTACCTGATCGTCGGCCTGCTGCTGCTGGCCGGCTGCGCCGCGCTGCGCCGCTTCGCGCTGGCCGTGCGCGCGGAGGTGCGGCCGTGATCAACCCCACCTGCTATCAGCGCGACGAGTGCAATCCGCTCGTCGGTAATCTCAATCTGGTGTGGGAGCGCGACGGCACCTGCACCCCAGAGCCGCAGTCGGCAGAAAGCTGGCTTGCGACGGCAGACCGTCTCCGCACGGATGGGAGGATCGCATGAGCGCGCCACAGACCCGTGGCGCCAAGGTCGGCGCCGACATCAGCGCGCTGCTGCGCGCGCGGCACACCCTGCTGTGGGTGATCACCCGCGAGGAGCTGCGCGTCGAGCGCGCCCTCGCTACAGCCTGCGGCGAGGCACGCTTCTCGATGCGGTGCTGGGACTGCGTCGACGGGATCACGGGCGCCGACGGCACGCCCGTCGAGAACCAGCGCGACCCGAGCGCCGCGATCGACTGGATCCGGCGATCGAAGGAGCGCGCCGTCTACGTGATGCGCGACCTGCACAAGTGGCAGGACGCCGTCGTGCTGCGCGGGCTGCGATCACTGGCGCGCGCGCTGCAGACGGCGCCGCCCGGAGAGGCACGCGCGGTGATCGTGCTGACGCCGTCCGGCGACGTGCCGCCCGAGCTGTCGGGACAGGCTACCGTGATCGAGTTCCCTTTACCCGATCGCGCCGAGGTCGAGCAGATCCTGGACGACGTGCTGCGCGCGCTGCCGGATGGAGTGCGAGCTGCTGCGGTGCCAGCGAACGGATCGCGCGACGCCGCGGTCGATGCTGCTGTCGGTCTCACCGCCGAGGAAGCCGCGAACTGCTACGCGCGCTCGCTGGTGAGCTCGCGGCGGATCGACCCCGCGCTGGTGCAGCAGGAGAAGCGCCGGGTCATCGCGCGCGAGCGCGTGCTGACGTGGTACGACCCGGACCCGCGCGGGCTCGACGCCGTTGGCGGCCTCGACCTGCTCAAGGACTGGCTGCGTGCCCGCCGCGCTGCCTTCGGCGCGCGCGCGAGGGAGTTTGGCTTGCCGGCTCCGAAGGGCGTGCTGCTCTGCGGCGTGCCGGGATGCGGCAAGTCGCTGACGGCGAAGGCGGTCGCGACCGCATGGGCGATGCCGCTGCTCCGGCTCGACATGGGTGGGCTCCGCAGCAAGTTCGTCGGCGAGTCCGAGGCGAACCTGCGTCGCGCGCTGCAGGTCGCCGAGGCAGTAGCCCCGTGCGTGCTCTGGCTTG